GGGTCGCTCCGCAGATCATGCCGGACGAGATGGCGGCGCAGTAGAGCGACACGTAAAACGAGAGAGATGGAGAAACGAGATGGCTACGAACGAACGAGCAGTTCTCGCAGGCGGGTGTTTCTGGGGGATGCAGGATCTGATCCGGCGCTTTCCGGGCGTGATCTCCACGCGCGTGGGATATACGGGCGGCAAGGTTGCCAACGCGACCTATCGCAACCACGAAGGGCACGCCGAAGCGATCGAGATCGTCTTCGATCCGGAGAAGGTAAGCTACCGCAACCTGCTGGAGTTTTTCTTTCAGATTCACGACCCGACGACGAAGAACCGGCAGGGAAACGATGTTGGGACGAGTTACCGCTCGGCGATCTTCTACACGAACGATGGGCAGAAGCAGGTTGCGGAGGTCGTGATCGCCGAGGTGAATGCCTCGGGGCGGTGGCCGGGCAATGTTGTGACGGAAGTGGCGCCGGCTGGGGCGTTCTGGGAGGCGGAGCCAGAGCATCAGGACTATCTGGAACGGATTCCGAACGGGTACACGTGCCACTTTGTCCGGCCGCGGTGGGTACTACCTTAGGACCGATGGTCAGCGAAGAGGTGTGGAGGCGCGGGTCGGGATCGAACCGACGCATAAAGGTTTTGCAGACCTCTAGTGGGGTAGTCTCCCTAAGTCTCAGTAAGTCTCCCTGTGGCTCATTGACGGGGGTTTCGTGGGTTGGGTGAGACGCAGGGAGACTCAGGGAGACGCAGGGAGCCCCTACAAATTCCCCTACAATTTCGGTTCAGGCCGGGCGGCGCAGGTACAGCTTCGGATCGGGGACGCCGAGGCGCTGTTCTTCCGCCTCGCGCCTGGCGTTGTAGGCCTCCAGAAGGCGCGTGGCGCTGGTCTGATGCGTCTGGGTCGGGTGCGCGTAGCGCAGGACCATCTGGATGCGGCTGTGGCCCATCATAGCGGCGAGCGTGACCAGGTCGACCCCGCTCTCGGCGGCGCGGGTGGCCCATGTGTGGCGGAGATCGTAAGGGACGAAGCGAGGCACGCCGGAATCGCGCACGGCGCGTTCGTGGGCGTTCGAGACCTTTGGGATGGGGCGCTGCGGGTCGGTCTCACAGGGGAAGAGCAGGCCGGTGCCAGGCCTGGCCGACCTGGCGCGCTCGACGCGCTCGGCGAGGACGCGGCGGCATTCGGCCGTGAGCTCGATCCGGCGCCTGGCGGCTTTGGTCTTCCCTTTGACGACCTGGAGGAAGCCGCGGTCCAGGTGTATCTGCGACGTGCGCAGGGTGTAGACCTCTTCCGGGCGCATGCCGGTTTCGAGGATGATGGTGGCCACGTCGAAGAGCGTGTCGGTGGCGGCGGCGAGGTAGGCGCGCTGTTCGGCGTAGGTGAGGACGCGGTCCTTCTGGGAGTTCTCGGCGAGGAACTTGACCTTGCTGACGGGGTTACGGAGATCCGGGTGGCCCTTGATGGCGTGGTTGAACATCTCGCGCAGGCAGGCGAGTTCGCGGTTGACGGTGGCGGGCTTTACCTTGCGTGTGGTGCCGCGGGCGAGCTGGGCGGAACGGGCTTGTTTGTAGGCTTCGACATCCTGGGCGGAGATGCGATCGAGCGAGATCTTCCCGAAGTGTTTGAGCAGCGGCCGGGAGCTGGTGACGGAGCGTTTCGCGGTGAGCGGGCTGGCGGCGTGCTCAAGCTTCGACCAGGCGAGGAAGGCCTTCATGGCGACATCGAGGGCGGGGGGCTTTTTGCGTTCGACGATGCCGGCTTCGCCCTTGAGCAGCGAGGTGTGGAAGGCGGAGGCGAGTTCGCCGGCGAGCCGCCTGTTTTTCGAACCGGAGCTGCGCTGGAAACGTTCGCCGCGGAAGATGAGTTCGTACCAGTAGACCTTGCCGCGGCGGTAGATGCGCATGCAGGCAATGCTATCAGCGAGGCGCTTCCTGGCCGGGATTGCAGGCGCGGACAAAGGCCTGGAGATCGGTCTCGGTGACGAGGGTGCGGTCGCCGATCTTGGTGGGGCGGAGCCGGCCGGTGGAGATCCAGCGCTTGACGGTGGACTCGCCGGCGTGGAGGCGCTCGGCTACCTGGCGGATGGTGTGGTAGAGCTCGAGCGCGCGGATCTTCGCGGGGGGCTTGGCGTGGGGGAAGCTGCGGAGGTTCGAAAGCATGGGTCAGCTCGCTTTCTTCTGGGACTGCTTTTCGAAGTGGGCGTAGAGATCGTAGAGGACGACGCGGAGCTTCACGATCTTGTCGATCGCGCGCTCGACCTCCTTGAGCGAAGACTGCGGGTTGCGCGCGCCGTCGAGGGCGTGCAGCTGCGACATCGGGGATCGGAGCTCCGCGATCAACGCGTCGCACTCCATCAAGCGGCTTCGAACAGATCTGGGCATAGTCAGCTCGCCTCCTCGACGTCGGGTGGTACTCGGCAGGCCCGCGGGCAAGGATTGAATTACTGCACGGGCCTTGCGGAGCAACGCTTTCGTCTCATCGTCCAGAGCTCCGAATTCTTCCGCAGTGAGAGCCGAGAGCTGGAGGTTCTCCCCGAAGGCGAGGAATGCTGTGCACCCGATGCAGACGGTCAGGGCTTCAAAGGGGCGCGGGGTGCAATCTTCCCCGACGGACGTGACGGCATCAAGCATGTGTCCGCAGACGGGGCAGAGCTGTGCGGGAGTGCGGGTGGTCAGCATGGGCTTAGACCTTCTCCGGCTGGGGCTTGCCGGCGGCGTGGTGGACCTCGAGCTGGGCGAGGCAGTCAGGGTTGGTGCAGACGTCGAGCTCGCCGTCTGCCCAGGAGCAGGTTTCGCTGTCCTCGAGGAAGAAGGCGTCGTCCTCGGTGCAGCCGCAGAAGCGGCAGGGGCGGATGATCCCGGCGCTGACCCGGATGGCCTTGATGCCGAAGATGGTCGTATCGCGGGCGCGCTGCAACGCCCAGGCGTGCGCGGCGGCAAGGTTTTCCGCGTCGATCTCGAATTCGCACTGGAAGATAGCTTTGAACCTGGCCATGCGCTAGGCGGCCTCCTCGGCCGTGTACAAGCCTTCGTCAATATCCAGCAACTGAACCTGGAACCATCCGAACGAGTTGGTCGCGTCGTCTACGCAGTAGACCGCGAGTGGATAAACGATGGTGCCGGTGCGCAGATCCGTATAAGGCATCCGCCGGATGCTGTCCAGATCCACGAGATAGGTTGCCCCCAACGGGATCTCTTTGCGGATCATGTCCGGCATGTCAGGGGTTCCGTGACGGACGAGGGAAGCTCGGGCGAGACGCATCGCTTAGGCCTCCTTCTCTGAATGAGCGTGGGGTATTCTGGGTGTTCCAAAAATATTGCCCGCACCTGAGAGGTATGCATGTTTTCCAGTAGCCGCAAAAGACTCCTGATCTATCTCGCCGCCGCCATACTCCTTCACCTTCATTCCGTGCTTCAGGCGCTGGCTGGACGTTATGAATGGGCCTCCGCCGCAGGCGGGGTTGGTGGTTCGCTGCTGGTGCTCGCTGCCTTTGGAGAGTTGATTTACTGGTTGGCTACCCGAAATCGACGCACGCGATAAGGCCATTGGCTATGCCGCCTTCCGAGCGTTGAGGAGACGCTTTGCCTCGGCGTTCTCGATATGGATTGCCTGCATGGGCTAGCTCGCTTCCCGGAGTCGGGTGGTTGCGCGGCGCGCCGTTTTTCGTTCGGCAGGTTCGGGATAATCCTCGGGGTAAAGGATCTGGTCGCGGGTGATCTCTTGATCGAAGTAACGGGCAAGATCGTTTGCCAGCCTGGTGCTGGCTTTGGCTTTGCCGTTCTCGATGCGGTTGATCGTCGGCTGAGTAACACCGAGCGCAGCAGCCAGATCGACCGGTGAGATTCCGCGCCGTTCTCTAACTCGGCGGAGTGGGGTGTTCATTGTGTTTAACTCCCTTTCGTAACCAAGCTAATCCCAAATGTTCAGCTCAACGTTATACCAATCATGCAATACCTCTCATGCATAAAGCAAGGAGAATCATTCGATGGTTGGTGTGGGAGCGAAGATAAAAGAACGCCGGGAGAAGCTGGGTTGGTCGACGACGAAGCTGGCGACGCTTGCAGAAATTTCTCAGAGTTTCCTTTGGCGAATCGAGTCGGGCAAGACGGGGGCGAGTTGGGAGACCTGCACAAAGATCGCAGGCGCTCTCGGGTTGTCCATCGACGCGTTCTTTCCAAACCAGAGTAACGTGGAAGACGCGCATCTAGGCTGGCGCAAAATCCCCGTCATCGATTATGTTCAGGCAGGGCAGTGGAAAGGGGTCGATACGAGACCTGACGATGACGGTGTTCGCGAGTTCGTTCTTACCGACCTGGAGCATCCGCCGAGCACATTTGCGATGCGGGTAGGCGGCGATTCGATGGAGCCGAAGTTCTCCGCCGGCGACGTGGTGGTGATCGCGCCGACGATCTCACCCAGGCCTGGGGACTTTGTGGTGGCGACGGACGAGAGCGGGGAAGCAACGTTCAAGCAGTATCGCGACGCGGGCCGGAACGCTGAAGGGTCAGCGGTCTTCGAGCTGCATCCGCTGAATCCGCTCTATGGCGTGTTACGCAGCGACCGGCAGCAGATTGCGATTGTCGGGGTGATGGTGGAGCACCGGCAGTATCGGAAGCGGTAGAATTTGTTGCATGAATAAACGACAACGCCGCAGAGATCGCCGACGCCAGGCGATTTACGAACGCCGCGTGAGAAAGTTCGAGGCCGCTCACAAAGCGATTCTGAAGACTACAGTGCTCGGCCGGTTATGGCATCGTCTATTTCCTGGGGAAGCACTTCCTGATGAGGATGTTCTTGACTGGCAAAGATACGGAGCGGATGGTTGGCCCCGATCTGGTCGCGAAAGTATTTGAGCACAATGGCCATCTCCTCTTCCGGGATATCAGGGCGTTGAGAGAGAACATAGGCTTTCAGCCCGGCTTCATCACGGGTCTCTCTGAAGTGATCCACGGCCTGACGGCGAAGGCGCTTCTCTTCTAGTTTGGCCGGGTCGGGGGCCTTCCACTCTCTATAGAATTTCGTCATAGCCCCAGAGGATAGGGGAAAATTCCCATTTTGAATTTACTGAGGGGCACCGCTTCGGCGATGCCTTTTTCGTCTTGTGCACCAGAATGTGTTCAAAAAGCTTGACTCTATACGTGAAATGTATAGGATTGGCTATGCCTATGAAAGATAGAACTCCAATCACGAGTTTTCCGGCGCATTCCGAGCGCGAGTTACTTTCGGGGAAGGTGGTGCCGATCCGCGCGGAGTACCGGCCGCGGCTGGCGGAGGTGTTGCCGTTCCCGGTGGCGGCGCTCGATGTGCCGACGCTGGTGTGGATCGCGCGGCTTCGGCCGGTGTATCGGTTTATGGAACATCCGCTGCGTGCGGGGATGGGAGCGGTGCGAGTGATGTCGAGAGAGATCAAATTTGCGTTGTGGACGCTGGCCGGCCTGCTTGTTCTGGTGAGCCTATGAGCGAGACCAGGAAGAAAACCACGCTGATGCCTGATCTTCTCGTCGACGTGCGGTTCAAACTCTTCTTCCTGATGACGGACGCCGAGCTGCGCGCGCACCTCGATAGCGAAGACGCCTTCGAGCGCCGCGCCGCGCAGGGTGAGCTGCTGGTCCGAGAACTGACCAGGCGACGTGCGTTCCAGGAAATCCCCCCCCCCGCAAGTGTCGGGCCAACCTGGTGAGCGTCCGGAGGTGAGGTCTTGACCAAACAACAGAGGAACGCGGCGAAGCGGGCGTATGCCGCGGCGGATACCTGGGCGCGGAACGGCGGAGTGTATGGCGCCGTCGACCAGGCGGGTTGGGAGCGGGCGAAGAAGTGGTTCGGGCCGGTGCCAGCGGTGGTGGATTCGGTGGGTTGGGCTGGGTCGGTACTTCTTGCGGCTGCGGCGGAGGAGGAGGCTGCTTCGGGTGAAGCCGGTTCCGGGGGAAGTGCGGGGGAGACAGCTTGAGCGTGATGTTGACAGGTGCGGTGAAGCAGCGGGGCCCTGCGAAGGGCTCGCTGAATCACACGCTGATGGTCATCTGCGATGAAGCGGACGACTTCGGCTTTGCGTGTCCGTCGATCGAATCGATCGCGCATGGAAGCCGTTGCAGTGTGCGCCAGGCGATACGGCGGATCGCGGAGCTGGAGGAGCAGGGCTGGCTGAAGGTGAAGCGGAAGGTGTTCCGCGGATCGATGGCCAACGCCTACTTTGTGGATCTGCCGAAGCTGGGCGTGAAGCCGAACGAGAAGAGCCGCCGCAGCCCGCTGTGGCAGAACTTTGAGCGGCTGATGCGAGCCCTGGAGTCACGTGACAAAGTGTCACTTCTGAATGGGGTGCTGAAGTTCGAAAAGACCCCGCAGAGCGTGGATATCGCGGCTTCCGGGAATCTGTTCTACGACGAATCTGCAAGTGACATTTTGTCACTTGCAAACGAGGCGGAAACGGCTCCAAACGGGGCCAATCTGGCTCCGGAGTCGCCGATCGCGGCGAAAAGGGCTGAAACCGGGGGTTCCGCGACCGCGGAGGAGGATTCTGCAGGTGACAAAATGTCACATGTCACGTGCCAACCCTGTCATGTGACAAGTGACATTGAGGGCGAGCCCTTTAATGTATTAACCCATTATTCTCCCATTGAGACCAAAGCCCCCCCAACCCCCGCAAGCGGGGGCGTGGTTTCGGATCTTCCGTTCGGGGATGTCACGCACAACCACCCGGGCTTCGCCGACGAGGCCGGGATCGCGGCGCGCTGGCTGATGGGCGAGTGCGGGCTGGGGCTGAACTCGCGGCTGAAGTCGGGACTCGAGGCGGCGCTGACGCGGCGCGCGAAGCGCACGGGGCATGGGCTGGTCGCAATTGCGACGCTGGCGGTGAAGAACTTCCGCGATTACCATGCGGCGTTGGCTTCCGGGCTGCTTCGGTTCGGGCCGTGGAAGGCGCGGACGTTCTTCGAGAACCCGTACTGGGAGGACCCGGGAACCTGGCCGTGGGACCAGGCGAAGCAGGCAGCGCGGGGCCAGGCCGCGGTCGGTGTGCATGTGCCGGCCGAGAGCGTGAAGAGTGGGAGATTCTCAAACGAGGAGCTCGCCGCGTTCATCGACCGCAACGCGACGGCACTGGACGAGGCCGGGTGCGATCCGCGATTCGGGCTCCGGCTGGGCGAGCTGGCGGCGGCCGTGGGCAAGATGCTTCTCGAGGATCTCGACCGTGAGCTGCAGGCAATCGAAGAGGAGGTCGTCGCGGAGCTGCGGGACAAGGTGTTGAACTACGAGCTGGCGGCCCTCGAGGCAAAGGCCGACTTCGAGCTATCCAGGTACAAGGGCCGGATGAACAAAGACCAGCTCGACCAGGTGCGCACCCAGTTTGTTGAGCGCGAGCTGATGAAGGCGCGAGGCGCCCCGCGGTTGAGTTTGTACTACATGGTAAGAACCTGACCGCTTAGACGTTTAGGCGCGCAGGCGTTTCCCCGATACCAGAGCAGCACACCAGAGCAGTGAGGGAGAGCGAAGATGACGGAGACACGCGAGCAGCGGGAGTGGCTTGAGCAGGAAGAGAAGTTGGCGACTGCGGCGGTGCGGCCATGATCGTCACGGTGCTGAGCAGCAAGGGTGGCGTGGGTAAGACGACGACGGCGGTGCACCTGGCGGCGTATCTGCAGACGTTGAAGCCGACGCTGCTGCTGGATGACGACAAGACCAGGAATGCGACGGCCTGGTCGCGCCGGGGCAGCGGCCTGCCGTTCAAGGTGGCGTCGACGACGGGCGCGGCGAGGCTGGGGGCTGTGTTCACGCATGTTGTGGCCGATACCGGCCAGGCATCGGGCGAAGACACCGTGCGCGAGGCGGCCGAGCAATCGGAGCTGGTGGTGATTCCGGCGAAGCCTTCGGCGCTGGATACGGATGGCCTGGGACAGACGATCCGCACGCTGCAGAGCCTGGGCGCGGCGAACTTCAAGGTGCTGCTGACGATGGTGGCTCCGGATGCGGCCGGCGCGGCGGCGGAGTTGCGGGGGCTGCTGCGCGAGATGAACGTTCCGGTGTTCAGGGCGGAGATCCCGCGGCTGAAGGCGTTCGAAAAGGCTGCGGGGCTGGGGCTGATCGTGCGCGACGTGAAGGACGAGAACGCGGCGCGGGCGTGGGCGGCGTATGTGGCGGCCGGGAAGGAGCTGAGGGCATGAGCATCGACGTCAAGTACCTGCCGAACACCGGGCAGACGGTTCACCTGGTGAAGTTCACCCAGCGCGAGGATGTCGAGAACTGGGAGAACGAGCCATGAAGACCGTGAGCACCTTGAAGACCGCGCTGGCGGGATTGCGGCCGGAGAGCGAGCCGGTGCCGAAGAGGTTCACGACGGCCTTGACCGGCGCGAAGCCGGTACCAGGGGCCGTCATTGCGCGAGGCGCGAAGCTGGCGAAGAGCGTGGATCCGGAGTGGGAGCGGCGGACGGTGTATGTGCGCACCGAGACGCGGAAGCGGGCGGAGCGGAAGTGGGAGGACGCGCGGGGCGGCGACTTCTCGGACCTGGTGGAAGAGCTGCTGGAACGGTACTTGAACGCTTAGACGTTTGAATGCTGAGGAGGCTGGATGTTTACGAGTGTGATTGCGAGTCGCGAGGAGCTGTACCAGTTTGTGACGGAGGCGGCCTTGAAGATGGGCGATCCGTCGCGTGCGGTGTGCCAGCTTGTGGTGCGCTGGGGAGACGGCGGCCCCTGGCTGGCGGATGAGGACACGGGCCTCGGGGCCGGGTGGGATCCGGAGACGGGCGCGCTGGTTTTGCTGCTGGGCGATTCGGATCCGCTGACGGTGCCGGTGTCGGGCGAGGAACCGGAGATGGTGGACGGCGCGCTGGTGCGGTTTCAGGCGATCCCGCTGGGCGGGGGCGTGTGGACGCTGAACCCGAGCCTGAATATTCCGGGCGTGCTGCACGCCTTCGTGGTGCTGACGGGTGTGCCGGATCCGGCGCCCTGGACGCGGCTGGTGATCCTGGCGGGCGATGCGGCGTGGATGGAAGGGTTCGGGCGATGAAGTACATCCTGTTTGGGTTGGCGATGGGCTGGTTTCTGCATCAGTTGGAGCGATGGAATTCGCTACGACGGAATCGGCGAGAGCAAGAGCAGTGGCGGACGGAGCAGTTGAGAAAGGGAGGCAAGTGATGGAAAGCGAACAGTCAATTGAAGTCGTGACGGGTACGGCGGAACTTGGTCCGCGCACAGTACATGCAGTTGCGGTAAGTCGGGAAGAGATGGTCGAAGCCAACGGGCAGATTCGCGAATTCCTGTCTGTGAAACTCGACGGTTTGAGGCTGGAGCATCAGGAGATGCAGGATGCAATCGATGTCGCGATGGCCAACAACTGGAAGATTGATGTGCTGGGTAAGGCGGAGAAGAAGCTGAGGCGCCAGGTCATGTATTACGACAAGCTGGTCGCTGCGCTGGACGCTGGGTTCACGATCGTGCCGAACATGCCATGCGACCAGTTTGCAATCCGGGTGAAGCGTGCACTGCCGCGCGAGACGGCGATCAGGACTGCCACTGGTTATGAGCCTAACGCCATGCTGAAGGATGAGACAGGAGAGATTCTGCCCGCCGGGGAAGGCCGCTACGAATCTCCGAATCAGCTCATCAGGGAGGAGCGCAGCTCGTTCGAGGCGAAACCCGGAACCATGGAGCACACCCATTTCATCAGGGCCACGGAGTGGGATGCTATCGAGTTCCCGTTTGCAGCCGCGGTGCCGATCGTGATGTCGGCGACGCAGGCGGCAATGGCCTTGAAGCTGTTCGATCGGATCGGACTGGTTCCGCAGCAGGTGAGGATGGTGGAAGATCCGATTGTTCTTGGACAGATTGTGCTTCGCGAGAACGGGCGCGAGCGTGTGGCGAGCTTTTTGATTGCCTGGCACCTGGATATGCGGACGCTCTGATCCGCGTAGGTTCCGAACCGAGGGAGGGAAGTGATGGGAGCGAAAACATTGCGGAAGCGGCCGGCGACGCGGGAGTTCAGCGTGGAGGACCTGGTGGAGGCGGCGCAGCCTCGGCTGGGCTACTACGCGGCGATCTTCGAGGAGCTGAAGGATCTGGCGGAGGCGAAGAAAGGCCTGCTGGTGGAGTTTGCGTCGGACTCGGCCGGCGGGGCGGCGCTGAAGCGGCTGGCGGATCTGGGCGTGGAGGATGGCTTCGACGTGTACCACCGGAAGGTTCACGCGGGGAAGGGCAAGGCGGCGCAATACGTGTGGGTGACGAAAAGTGAAGAGGGGCAGGCGTGAGGGGCGTGGACGGCGTGAGCGCGCCGCTGGCGTCGAGCTGGGACGCGTTGTTTTCGCCGGCGGCGCGGGCGCCGGCGGAGGCGCGGTGCGTGTGCTGCCATCATCTGCTTTCAGAACATGTGAAGGGGTTGCGGACGTATTGCGAGCAGGGGCTTTGCTGCTGCACGCGGTTCTGCGGGACGGCGGCCGAGGTGACAAAGCCGCAGGTGTTGTTTCTGGTCAAAAAGGAGATTAAGAGCGATGGTTGAGTGCGAGGCAGTTGGGATAGGGATAGGGGACGGGAGGAGCCGGTTGCTGCTGCTGGCGCGGGCGATGGTCTCGGAGCTGGTGGACTCACCGGAGCTGGTGATGATCCGGCAGGAGGCTGGGGAGCCGGATTACGCGGAGTTCACGGTCGCCGTGGCGCACGCGGATCTCGGCAAGGTGATTGGCAAGCAGGGAAGGACGGCGAGAGCGTTGCGGACGATCATCGGCGCGACGGCCGCGAAGTATGGCCTGCGGTATGAGGTGAACTTTGTGGCGCGGGCGGAATCGGGTGCGGTTCTGTGACTCCCGATCGGAAGACGGTGCGCTGCCGGCGGTGCCGCCTGGTGCAGTTCGAGACGGCCGCACAGGTGTGCCGGCGTTGTAAGCGTTCGTTGTTGCGGGAGCCGCGGCCGTTGCCGGTGCCGGTGCCGGCAGGGCGCACAGTGCGCGTGAAACGCCCTAAGACCCCTTCGGGCGAGCTGCTGCGCCAGGCGCTGGCCCTGGTGCTCTGGGCGGTGCGGGTGGAGCTGGGATTGCCGCAGCGGAAGCTGGCGCGGCGGATGGGGTGTCCGCGAACGTACATTTCGAAGATCGAGAACGACAAGGCTATGCCTACCCTGTGGAACCTGGAGAGGGTGGCAGCCGCGCTCGAGATGCGGCCATCGGAGCTGCTGCGGCTGGCGGAGACGCTGCAGCATATGCTGCAGGCCGCCAAACATGCTGATGTGACGGTGGGTCGATCGCCGATTCTGGGCCGCCGGGCGGACGCCGGCAGATTTCTCTTTGGGCGTAATTTTGGGGGCTTATATATTTGAGTCCCTTTTTGCCCAGCGAGCCTTGATTGCAGATTTAGCTATCTTCTTTCGATCAGCGAGTTTGAGCGATTCAGCGCGAGCTTTGCCGCCGATGTTACCCCCAGTCGAACCAATAATGCGCATGTGCTCCGGAGTCATCGTTGCCAGAGCTGTGCGGCGCGACTGCTCAGAGCGGTGCTCGGGAGACTTTAGTAGCCCGAGTTTTGCACCCTGCCAGATGATCGACTTGATCCCACGTTGCAGCAGCTCGGCGAGGTCACGGTTCGTGGTAACGGGAAACTTGCGGCGAAGTGTGGCCAGCTCCGCCGCCGTCCAGGGCCGAGCGGCTGGTGGGCCAGCGATCATTTTCGGTTTACGCGGCATCGGTGGCCTCCTTCGCGGCCAAACGGGCCACGTAGATGGCCATGCTCTTTTCGTAGCCACACATCGTCTTGCGGCGGCGTTCGATCTGGCTTTTGCTCAGCGGCCCCCATGCAGCAAACCGACCTGTGCGATTGATTTCGGCGGTGAGATCGTCAATCGAATTTCGTGTATTTTGGATCATACGGCGAAGATCGCCGGCCGTCTCGTTCGCGAGATATTCGGCGACTTCCGCCGCCTGTTCATCTTCTGCAGCCTTACGGGAGGCAGCCTCGGCATCGAACTTAGCTTTCAGCTCGGCGTAGCATCCTAACTCTTTCGCCTTCAGCAAGAGGATGACATCTGAAACGCGAATGTACTGCGGAGCGAAGATCGCGTCCCCGCGAAGGCCGTCCGTATGACGCTGCACTCCGCCCAGACACTGCGATAAAGGGAACCAAAGCTCCTTCCCGTGAAACGCCTCGGGGAGTTCGTTCGTTTGATCGTAGATGCTGAACAGGATAGCTTTCTCCGTTTCGCACTTCACCTTACCGTAGATTTGCATGTTGTTCCTCCGGTGGCTAGCTGCCACTGAAGATAAATATACTTGAGCGGTGATTACCTGTAAAGCAGAAAGGGACTCATGTATGTAATTTTCCTAATTTTGCGATGATGCGCCGGAAAGTTGCTTGCGGAAAACGGGTCGGTGGGGTACATTGGTTCTCACGCCTCGGTGGGGGCGGGCCTTTTCTTTCCTGGAACGTCTTTTCAGCACGCCCAAAATTGAAACGAGTGCGCCCGGAACATCGGATCACGAAGGCCTCACTCCTGAGCAGGCCGGCTGAGTATAGCCAAAGTGCGCCCAAAACCCAAGTCCTTGCCCAGCCCACGAAGCTGGGCTTTTCTGCGTTATTGCACGTTATCTCCGGTATTTGCCGGGTTTTCTGGAGGATGTATGCCGCGTATTCACGCTCGTCGCGTTCGCTCAAGAGGTGCCGTGATCCGGCAGTCGTTGTATGAGCCGGTGGCGCTGTTTGCGTGCGACCAGGCAGCGACGGACTGGCGCGAGTGGGACAAGCGGACGGTGCGGCGGGAGTTGGCGGAGCGGCTGGAGGCACGGGGCCAGGCGGAGAAGGTCCTCAGAAACGGCGTTACCGTGGGCTACCGGTATCTGCCGCCGGTGAGCTCGGGGCGGGTGAGCCTGCCGACGCTGACCATGGCGACGATGGTGGCGGCCAGCGAGGTATCGGCTGCGGACGAGGCGATCGGGCTGATGGATTCCAGGCAACGGCATGAGGTGGCAAAGCTGCGCATGTGGCCTTTCGAGCATGACAGGCGGAACAAGATGACGGTGGGCCCCGCGGTGAGCGAGGCCGACGTGCGGTACGCGCGGAAGCTGGTGCGGTCGAACGGGTTGACCTGGGGACGGGGACAGCGGGAGCAGCAGGCCGCTTGATCGTCGTCAACTTCGATCTGCAGTGTGTCGGCTGCAATGTCTGCGACGAGCAGACGGAGGTTCCGGCGCGGAAGTTTTACGACCAGGAGCACATGATGCTGCTGCGCGAGTGCCTGGCGGACGAGCACAAGGAGTGCACGGAGCTCGCGCACAATCCGCGCCAGGCGAAGGCCGTGCGGGCGATGCGGCGCGAGATCCGCAAGCTGAGGCCTGCGGCTTGAAGACGCCTAAGCGTTCAGACGTTCAAGCGGTCTGCCTCAAACGGATTAGCGCGGCGATCGAGATGCCGGTGGTGCACGGGCATCCGAACCGGCTGGCGTTTCGGGGATGCCTGACGCTGGTTGACCAGGCGAGCGATAAGGCACCCAGCGGGGCGCGCGGGCATCGCGTGGTGTTGACGCGTGCGGCGGCCGAGGCGGCGCTGCCGAGCCTGATGGGCATGGCGGTAGATTACAAAGCGGGGTGGGACGGGCACAACGCCAGGCAGAAGATCGGGATCATCACCGGGGCGCAGCTGGAAGCGAAGCGGCTGATGGTGAGCGGCTACCTCTTCGCCAGGGATTTCCCGGAACTTCGTTCGGTGTTGGACGCTTCGCGTGCGGACAAAGGCAAAGAGCTCGGCATGAGCTACGAGCTGGCCGATGCGCATGTGGTCGATATGCGAGCGAACCTCTGGACGCTGAGACGGGCGACGTTCACGGGGGCGGCGATTCTGCTGCGCAGCAAGGCGGCGTATGGCGGTACGAGTTTTCGGATTGTGGGGGATGCTGATGAAGATTCCAAAATCGCCTGAAGAAGTGGATGCACTGATCGACGCGTATGAGGCCGCGGGCGTGGCGCTCGATGCGCAGCGGGTGGAGTTGATCGCCCTGGTGGACCAGTGCGGGACGGTACCAGCGAACGCGACGGTATCGAAGCGGCTGAGCGGGCTGCGGAAGAGCGTGCTGGTGACGCGCGGATCGACGACATCGGTGGACGAGGTGGGCGTGGCGATCTTGAAGAACTTCCTCGAAGAGAAGAATCTGGCGGAGCTGTTTCCGCGGTTGTTCGAGGTGCAGAAGCCCCCGGTCTACGTGCCTCCGCCGCCGAAGCATAAGCGTGTGGGCGACGTGTTTGCGGTGCTGATGGGCCTGCCGAAGCGGCTGCGGAAGAGTCTTGAAGATAAGATCGCGGTGCTGTATGCCGGAGCGCTGCAGGTGAAGATGAACGCGCCGGCGATGAAGATCGAGGCCGTCAAATAGGTGCCGGCTAAAAAGGCGGCGAAGAAGAAGATTGCGCCCGATCTGAAAGCTACGCCGGTCGATCCGCTGGACGCACTTTCGCCAAAGCAGCGGGTGTTTGTGCTGGAGTACCTGGCGAACGGATTCAATGCGACGAAAGCCGCTATGGCGGCTGGTTACAGCAAGAAAACGGCGGATTCGCAGGGTTCGCGACTGTTGAAGAATGTCAAGGTTGCGGCGGCGATTGCGGCGCGGACGAAAGTCGCGATGGAGAAGCGCGAGATCTCGGCCGAGCGGACGCTTGCCGGGATCGACCAACTGGCGTCCTTCGATCCACGGCGGATGTTCAACCCGTTTGGATCTTTGCTGCCGGTCACGGAGCTGGGCGACGATGAGGCGATGGCTTTGACAGGCTTCGAGGTGACGGAGCGAACGCTGGAGGACGGCACGTTGGTGCGCAAGACCAAGGTGCGGTTTGCGAACCGGCTGGCTGCGCATGAGCTGCTGGCAAAGCGCCAGAAGCTGCTGGGCCAGGGGCCTGATGGCACGAAGGACGATCCGTTCCATGTTTCGTTCAAATCGATTTTGAGTGGGGGGTAGACGTTTGAATATTTTCAGGGAAAACGAGAAGATCGCGGCGCTGGGGCGCAAGGGCTTGCGCAAGCTGGGCGAGCTGTTGGCGGCGGGGCAGATTCAGCCGTACCAGTTTGGCCAGGCATTCGTGATTGCGTCGAGGCGTGACGGTCTGTGAGCCAATACGTTGCAGGGCGCGCGACGCAGCTGGGGGTTGGGGAGCAGCAGACGCTGGTGAGCGGGACCCTGGGTTCTGCGCCGTTCACGACGCCGGCAGTGGCGATCGGGCGGGACGCAAGCGGCTTTGACCTGGTGACGGTGTTCAACCGGTCGAATGTGACGGCCGTGGTGCAGGTATCGCCGGACGACGTCGACGCGGACTTCCAGGCGCTGACGAACTCGGAGACGCCGGATGCGATTACGGTGGCGGCCGGCACGGCGGGGATCTTCCGCTGCATCGGGCCGTTTGCGCGGCTGAGCTTCGCGACGGATCCGGGGAGCAGCGGCGCCGTCATCCTGGCAAGGTAGGCGCGTCTGGCGGAGATCGAGCTCGAGTACCAGCCCAAGCAGGAGCAGCTCGGCCGTCTTTTCTACCAACGTGGACTGAACGCACCGAAGATCATCGGCGGGGGCGGAGCTCGCGCGGGAGGCAAGTCGGGCGGGCTACGGCGCATTATGCTGGACCGGCGCCTGTCGCTCCCGGGGACTCCTGGCGCGATCATGCGCCGGGTGTGGAACGACGTGAATGTCAATCACGTCCAGAAGTACTGGCTGGAAGTTCCGGAGCTGAAGAAGTTCTACTCGGCTCAGGATAAGGCGATTCACCTGCCGAACAAGTCGAGCATCTGGTTCATCTTTGCGGAGAACCAGGTGACGGTTGACCGGAAGATGTGGGGTCCGGAGTACTACGACATCTTTGTCGACCAGGCGGAGCAGTTCAGCGAATACGAGCTGACCATCATCGAGACGGCCAACCGGTGGCCAAACGCGCCGATCGGCGACTGCAAGCTGGGGCTGTTCTTTAACCCTGGCGGGGTGGGTACGGAGTATCTGCGGCGGGTGTTCGCGCAGGGAACGAAGGATCCGAGCCGGTACCGGAAGAACGAGCGCGCGGGGAATTTCGCGTTCGTGCACATGTTTGGCTGGGACAACTTCATGTGGTTCCAGGGGCTGCCGTCGCGAGTGGATCCAACGCGGCCGATCACGCCGGATGAGTTCTACGCGCTGCCGGACAAGCAGCGGTTTGAGATCTTCATCGACGAGACGAGCGAGGGGCGCAAGATGAACGCGCTTCCGCCGAGTCTGCGGGCCGGTCACCTGCTGGGCAGCTTCGACAGCTTCGCGGGGCAGTACTTCGCGGGCGTTTGGGACGAGAGCCGGCTGATTCTCTCGGCCGAGCAGGAAGAGCGGCTGGTGCAGCCGTGGTGGAACCGGTGGCTGGCGCACGATCCAGGCTTTGTGCATCACGCCTCTGTGCAGTGGTTCGTGAGCGGAAAGGTGAACCCGCAGCGGTTTGCGCAGGTGTTCGACGTCGAGATCTCGGACGCGGTGACGGTGGTGGTGGTGTACCGCAACCTGACGATTCAGGAGACGGAAGAAGGCGATCTGGTGCGGATGATGGGCAACCTGACGCCCGAGCCGGAGCGGAAGTACATCACGCGGTACTTCCTGGGGCAGGACGCCTGGGAGAAGGATTCGAAGGGCCACTCGCAGCAGGACACGATCGCGGACGAGGGGCGTCGTCTGGGGCTGCCGTATCCGGAGCAGCCGGACAACAACCGCATCGGCGGCTGGCGGTTTCTGTACGCCATGATGAAAAAAACGGCGGATGTGCTGGCCGGCAAGTGTTCGCCGACCAGGACGAGCGACGACTTCGAGGACGACGGCGAGGTAGGCGGCTACAGCGTGAATACCCCGCTTTTGTTTGTGAGCTCGCGCTGTGGGGATGTGATCGAGGCGGTGCCGCTGGCGGTGCGGGACACCAAGCATCCAGGGCGCGCGGAAGACGTTCTAAAGCAGCCGACCAAGGCGGACGACGTGCTGGACGCGCTGCGGTATGGGGCGAAGAGCATGTTGAACCCGCGCGGCGCTGCCCCGAAGTCGGTGCAGGCGAAGGAGAAGTGGGATGCGCTGGAGGGTCAGCCGGTGCATACGAAGGCCATGGCGATGATCGCGTTTGAGGCAGCGAGGAAGGCACGGAGGTCGGGATGGGCCAGGTAGCGGGGTATGCGGCGTCGTTCTTCTTCCTGTGGGCGTTCTTTGCGACAGCGTTCGCGTGGCATTGGAACCGGAAGGCGGAACGTTTCCGCACGGAATTGAGCTCGTCGGAGCTGGTTGCGGGATGCCGTCTTCACGATCTGGAGAGGATGCAGGAGCGATATGTGACGCTGCTGGCGGAGCTCTCCGGGGTCAAGCAGAACCTGGTGCTGGCGTCGGCCGGGGATGAGAAGGCGCGGCCGGTGAAGGCGCGCAGCTCGGCCGAGGTGCGGCGGCTGGTGGAAGAGGCGAATTTGAAGCAGGTGCAGGTGGCGGAGGGAAGCTAATGTTTGAAGCGAGCGAGAAGTTTGTGGCGGCGAAGGCGAAGGTGTTGCAGTCGTTCTTGGCGGCGGGAATCATCCACATGTATGCGGGGCACGAGAAGGTGGTGCACGCCGCGCTGGTCGAGTTTGCCAACGAAATCGTCGGTGCCGATGGAGTTCCGGAGGGCTATACACTGTTCGAGCCGGAGGGACAAAAGCCGACGATCGCGGATATTGAGTATCTGCTCGATCACGGTGTTCCCACGTACCTGGCGCCAAGCGGCCGCGTTTACGTGGGTGCGACGCCTGAGGCGCAGGGGAGCGGGAGCGAGCGCTACCGCGAGGCCGAGACCTGGACCGGGTCCGTGGGCGCGGGCCTGACGGACGACACGCGGCCGGTTGCGAATCTGCCGACGCAGGCCGAGGCCGACGCGATCAAGTTCCATGATGCGCAGCCCGACTCCGGCGCGATTCCGGCGACCGACGCGGTGAGCCAGTAATGGCGGGCCTGGGCGGGCTGAGCAAGATGGGCGCGATGCCGGCGATGGAGAAGAAGCCCGCGGCTGCCGGCAGGATGGGCGGCGAGTCGAAGATGGAGGCCGGGAAGCAAGAGGGTGAGGGCGAGGTGGTGCACGAGCTGCACGACCATGGCGACGGCACGTTCCATAGCGTCTCCGGCGGCGAGACGATGGACCATCCGGACGGGCATCACGCCCTGGCGCACGTCGCGCACAAGATGATGGGCGGCGGGGCGCACTTCCACGCGCACCACGACGGGCTGGGGATGCACTCGCACTCGATCAGCGAGGGCGGCGAGCACAGCGAGACGAAGGAGCATGAGTCGCCGGAGGAGATGCACTCGGCGATGGATGCGGCGATGGGCGGCGGCGGAGAAGGGCCGGCGCATGCGGCAGGCGGGGAAGAACCCGGCGGCGGCGCGATGCTGGGCGGCTTTCGCGGCTGAGCAGCTAGAAGCGAGAAGCAGATTCGCTTCGGGAAATGACAAAAAGGAGACACGATGAAACGGATTTTGATTTCGATTTTGGGACTGATCGGCTTGCTGACGGCGCCGGCGGCGTTCGCGCAGAACCGCACCTCGTTCCAGGGGCTGACGGCCGCGGATGAGTTTGCTTACGGCATGGCGGCGGGTTCGCCGGCGTTGCTGGTGACGAGCGGCTCGAACTCGGCTGGGACCTATTCGCTGACGCTGGCTTACGGACGCAGCACGACCGGCAGCGGTGTGACGTTTACGGCCGTTTCGACGAGTGCTCCGATCACAGTGGGAATTGGGGCGTCGCTCGAGACGGTGACGCCGTCTTCGGTGAGCTGCACGACTCCAGGTGTGCTGAATACCTGTATCGTGACGGCGACCTTCGCCTACGCGCATAACAACGGTGACCTGGTGCGCTCGGGCGACTTCGGGCTGCAGGAGGCCGCGCAGTATGTGGTTGGCAAGGGCGGCGGGATGGTAACGCTGAGTCCGCTATGGTTCCAGTGGGCTGGCGGCCATACGGCGGGCCTGACGGCGTTGGTGACCTACCGCTCGCTGGCGACCACAACCTATACGGTGCTCGATTACTCGGGCATCGCAGGCGCGCTGAGCTATGCGGCCGCGAGCGGTTCGGTGTATGCGTCGACGACGCACGTTCTCTACTGATGGCGGTTGAGATGCGGGCGGTGAATAGCAGCGCGATCGCGTCGCTGGGTCACGATCCGGAGACAAACACGCTGCTGCACCGAGCATCGGGCAGCACATGAACCAGCACATCAAGCCGAAGTTCCCGCATCGTTGAGCTATGAGCTACCGGCTGGCGCCGCTGGACTCCGAGGATCCGCTCAATGGGCCGTGGGAGCTGGAGTATGAAGCACAAACGGTGGAGTGCAGGTGCCTGGCAGAGGCATGCCGTCTGGCGGGGGAGCTGGTGAATGGCGAAATCGAAAAGTCGGTCTGTGAAGCGGAAGCGCGCGAACGCTGGCGACACCGTCGAGGTCACGGGACGCGATAAGGTCCGGATCGTTGCGGAGCAGATGCAGCGCGAACGCAAGCCGGGCGAACGCATGGTGCTGCTGTGCCCCTATTGCGACGGCATCAGCAGTGAGGGCGAGACATTCTGTTGCGAGCTGCTGATGAAGGCGTTCGAAGCCATCCTGGACGCGAGTGCCCAGGTGCACCAGCTGGAAGTGACCGCGAAGGCGGTTGAGCGGCACTTACGGAACTAGGAGGAGACGAATGAGACTTGGATTATTTGGCAGGCTTTCGGCAATGCTATCGTTCGATCGCCCATCGGCCCGGCGCGAGAAGGCCGAGGACGTTCAGACGCCTAAACGTTCAAAGGTCTGGCTGGAGAAGTTCCGCCACATGGCCAGGATATGGGACCGTGTCGCGTTGCCGAAGGGTATCAAGGCCGCAGGTTTTGAGAAGTACACCCGCGTCGGCTGCCGGGAATACCTGGTGAAGCACGGCACGTACTACCGTCTGGACAAGCTGGTTTCGAGCGGACGGGCTTCCTTTGCCTGAGCTGCTCAACCTGATGGCGGCGGGCGAGGAGTTCGCGACGCCGGACGGGACCAACGACGCGGACTTTGCCGAGGAGGACCATCCGGCGGAGATTGCGGATCCGGAGATGCCGCCGACGTACGGCACGAATAACCGGGAGCTGCCGGACCAGCTGAAGGACGCGCTGTCGGCGCTGGTGCGGAAGTTCGGGATGCGGGACGCGTTCGATCGCCGGATCGAGGTCCTGATGGACCGTTGCCTGCGGTTTTACGACGATGGGGTGCAGCACTTTTACCCGAACTATGGGACGGGGGTGTACCAGATCGGCACGGCCGGCGCGATCATCGACCTGGGCGAGGGCCGCGAGATGGAGTGCCCGGAGTACATGGGCGCGTACAACATCTTCCGCACGGCGCGGCGCGTGATCGATGCGGTGCTGACGCAGAATCCGCCGCCGGTGGACTTTGAGCCGATCCGTCCGGGCAGTCCGGAGGATATCGAGGCCGCGGAGACGGCCGAGGGGTATCGGCACTTCTTTGAGTCGAACAACGATTTCCCGCAGACCCAGCAGCAGATTACGCGAATGATGGAGCTGAGCGGGCGCGTCGTATCCTGGACGCTGACCAGCCGCAACAAGCAGCGGTGGGGCGAGAACGACGCAGGCGAGCCGCGCCAGATGGAGACGTGCGAGATCTTCGGCACGCTCGAGAGCAAGGTGCCGATCGCGTGCGATTCGTTCCAGGAGATGCTGTACTGCTACCTGTTCAAAGATCCGGACGTGCTGGTGGCGAAGGCGGCGAACAGCTGGATCCGCGGGAAGATTACGGCGGGTGAGCCGGGGATCGGCGAAAGCGAGTACGAACGGTACGCCAGGCTGGGGGTTCGCCAGGCGCGCAAGGGCTACGCGCTGACGGGCGACCTGTTTGCGCACCTGGTGACGGAGATGCACGGCTGGCTGCGGCCGGCGGCGTTTGAGGATGGATGCTGCGACAAGCCGTTTCTCCAGATGCCCGACGATCCGACTCCGGAGGCGACGGCGGAGAAGGAAGGCGAGCAGCCGACCCTGCGCGACAAGCTGCGGCAGTTGTTCCCCGAAGGTGCGCACCTGAAGTATCTGGGCAAGGAATACTCCGAGGCCTGGGCGGAGGCGATGGACGACGCGATCGACATCGGCTTCCCGACGGAGCGGGATGGATTTACCGGCGGCGCACTGATGGAGCCGGGCAAGGTGATCCAGGACACCTTCAACGACTACAAGAACGCCGAGCGGGAGAACTACGAGAACGGCTGGCCTGTGACCTACTTCAAGGGCAGCATGCAGGACTTTGACGCGATTGCGAACCAGCGCTCGAAGCCGCACAGCTTTGTCCTGGTGAAAGAGGGCAACCCGCTGCAGGCGATGGACGGGAACCAGTTCTACACGGAAGAGGGATTCGATGTGCCGGCGTCGTTCGTTGAGGCGATGGACGCCCTGAAGCAGCTGCTGAAGGAAGTGATCGGCGCGCTGGACGCCCTGCAGGGCTCGTCGAAGGCCGACCAGACGGCGACGGGGCAGGCGATCGACCGGACGCAGGCCACGGGTGTGCTGGGGCCGGCGTGGAGCAATGTGCAGCGGATGGCTGCAGGAATCTTTGGCAAGGCGGCGCTCCTGGCGTCGAAGAACCCGGATCACGCGAAGTCGATCCCGGTGGTGGGCAAGGACGGCAAGAACGTCACGGTGCACATGGAGAAGCTGCAGAAGGGGCGCTTCCGGTGCAAGCCCGCGGCGGATTCGAGTTTCCCGGAGTCGACGGCCGCGCTGAGGCAGAACCTGACGAACCTGGTGACGATGGCGGCGAAGAGCCCGATCGGGGCCGCGTTGTTTGAGTCTCCGGACAACTGGGAGGAGATCCTGCGGCTGAACGGGAATCCGAACCTGGTGCTGACACCTGCGATTGCTTACAAGAAGCAGACACGCGAGCTGGAGGTCCTGCTGCAGGAACCACCAAAGGACAACTCGGCCGCGGTGGCGGCGTACAACGTGCAGCACGCGAAGGAGACGCTGACGGCGCTGGGGCAGGGAATGCCGGCACCGCCGTATGCTCCTCCGCCGGCGCAGCTGCCGAGCCTGATGCCGGAGGCCGACGATTACCACAAGTGGGAGTCGGCGAAGTGCCAGGAGTATCTCTCGAGCGAGGACTGCTGGATCCGGCAGAACATCGGTACGCCGGACGAGGTGATGCGCTCGCAGATGGGCATTCTGAACGTTCGCCTTCACAAGGGCGTGCATGACCAGTTTCTGGCGCAGGCGGCGGCCGCTGCGGCGATGGCGCCGAAGCCTCCGAGCGAGTCGATCAATTTCAAGGATGAGGGACCGGCGGGGCAGGCGGCGATGAATAAGCAGGCGGGAATCCAAGCGGCTCCGGAAGCTCCGGGGCAGGTGCAGCAGAATGCGGCGCCGCCTGGGCCGGGAGGTACGGCGTGATTATGACTTGTCGTGAGGTTGTAGCCGGTATCGCGATGACGTTGGAAGAAGTCGTCAGCAAGCACAACGATGCAATGACGAGAGTGGCTGAGTTCCAAGGGCAGATATTGTTTCCGCGCATAGATATCGATAGCGGCTGGGTCTGCTGGACGTTCGGGGTATACCGGATGTGCGATCCCGGCTTTATTGTATGCACGGATATCCCGCCGAACGCGACTAAAGAAGATATCGAAAGGCTCGTGGCCGAGGCCTTTGCATCGATGAAAACAGGAGTAACGAATGCTTGATGTGATGGACGTGCCGGTACCCGGCGTGATTGAGACGATGTGGGCGGTGGGCGAAGAGGGTGGCGGCGACATTGGCGGCGGCCTCGGGGATACGGGTGCCGGCGACGAGGCGGACCTGGGCGATACCGGCGGCGCCGGCGACGAGGGTGGCGCGAGCGAAGACGGCACAGGCGGCGAGGGTGGCGGCGGCGAAGGCCTGCCCGCCGGCGACGGCGCGGCCGGAGCTGGGGGCGAAGGAGCTGCCGGCGAGGTGCTTTCGGGGACCAAGCTCTGGAATGCGGTGAAGGACGGCATCAAGGCGCTCGATCCGCACCTGCAGAAGTCGATCAACAAGGCCATCCACAAGCTACAGGGGATCGAGAAGAGCCTTCCCGAGGGCGGCATCGAGCAGGTGACGAAGACGCTGACGGCGGTGAAACAGCTGTCGGAGGATCCTTCGGTGCCGGTCGAGAAGGCGATCGCCGACACGCTGGCGGAGCGCGGGTACTTCCGCGAGCTGGACCAGGCGTACACGGAGGGCAGCCCGGCGTTTGTGGAGAAGCTGGCCACCGCGAAGCCCGAGGCGTTCGACCGGCTGGCACCGGAAGTGTTCGCGAAGTATGCGCAGACGAATCCGGACGGGTTCAGCGCCTACGTGGCGGGGACGGTGCTGAACCACATGAACCAGGCCGAGGTGCCGCTGCAGTTCCGCGTGCTGGCCACGTTCCTGCCGCAGCTTCCGGATGGTCCTGCGAAGACGCAGGTGGTGGATGCGATCGAGGCAATCTACGGCTGGTCGCAATCGCTGCGCGGCCTGGCGGCGAAGAAGCCGGCCGAGGTAAAGCCCGGGGAGCAGCAGGCCGGAGGCAAGGCCGGCGCGAATGGCAAACCGGGCGACGAGGTGGAGACGCTGCGGCAGCAGAACGAGCAGCTCAAAACGACGGCTACCCTGCAAAACTGGAACACGGAAGCGCTCGAACCGGGGATCCGCTCGGTGAACTCCGAGGCGGACAAGTATGCGGCCGGGAAGAAGTACAAACTGGACGACGCCGATCGTAAGAAGGTTCTGGTGAAGGTCGGCGAGGAGCTCGACATCCGGCTGGCGGGCAACAAGGGCTATGGCGAGACGATGCGCGGGTACCTGAAGGCTGGAAATAAGCAGGCGTTTCTCCAGCGGCTGGAGTCGGAGCGAAAGAAGCTGATTCCGGGCGCGGTGCGGCGGGCGGTCGACGACGTCGTCGCGGAGCGGCCGAAGGCGGCGGTGAAATCCGCCGCAGTGAAGGGTGCGGCGGTCAAGACAGCCGGCGCGCAGGCTGGCGGCGGCGACGGGGTGGAGTGGATTGCCGGGCACCCGAGTACGCAGGGCCTGACGGTGGATCTGAATCGGACGACGCACGCGATGCTGCTGAAGAAGCAGGCCTATGTGAAGGGCAGAAACACCAAAGTTTCCTGGAAATAGGGTTTATCGGGGTGGCGACCTTCGCCGGAGTTGAGGGAGATGCATGTATCAGGATGACGTTGTGTTGAAACAGCAGGCAGAGAAGGGAATTGGCAGCGCTGCACCTTCTCCGTATACGACGGAAGCGTGTACCGATCAGGGCACGGCCACGAAACAGGCGCCGCTGGGCTACCGCCTGCAGCACACTATTCGCCGCAGCGAGCGTGAGTTCAGCCGTGCGCAGCGTGCGCTGTATCTCCTGGAGAAGCATCCCGAATTTGAAGAGCTGCTGGAGCTGCTGGAGATCAGCAGGCAGTTCTAGGAAGCGGGCGGGGCTTCGGCCCCGCCGCGTAACACATGTAACAACGGACGGCGAAGACCCTGGGATGCGACACCCATACAACACCTGGTTTTGGCGGAAATCCGACGCAGTACTGCACCACCGCAGAGTTCGCACCAACGATAGCAGAGCCCCGGCTAACCCAAAGGGCGCGACGGCGAAATCCCCTTTTGTAGATAAAGGATTTCTATGTCTATTGCAAATGCAGCGGCCGCACTGGCCTCCGAGCAGGAGCGGGTGCGTCCCGAGCTGGAAAACCTTGCGCTGAGCAGCTCCAAGCTGTGGAAGCGCTTCGAGAAAAACACCAAGGTGAAGGCGGTCTCCGACCGTCCGACCCGGCTGCCGACGATGCCTTCGTCCGGCGGCAAGCACAGCGTCGGCAACATGGATGGCGCGGACATGGGCATCGGCTCCGGACCTACCCAGGTTCCTGGTCTGTTGACCACGGTCTGCTACATCTCGGCGTGGAGCTACACCAAGCAGGCGGAGTATGCAACCGATTCGGACGAGAAGGCGATCGAGAACTTCGCCACCTTGACCCGTTCGATTGCGCCCAAGAAGTTCGCGGACTTCATGGACATCAACCTGCAGGGCAATGCTTCGAACCAGGTCGACACGATCGTTTCGACGGTGACGCAGGGCGGCCAGATCGTCGGCGTCGTGGTCAACAACGCCAACTTCTTCCTGGACGGCACGGATTACGACATCTGGACCGCGGTAGGCGGGACTTTCGTTGTAACCGTGAACTGCGAGTCCTCGGACATCCTGGCGAACACCGTCTGGTTCCAGACCCCGCTTGCTGCCGGCGCGATCTCGGCGGGCCAGGGCCTGTTTGTTTCGGGTGCGTCCGCGCAGTCGAACACTGGGCTGTATGGCCTGCGTTACGCGCAGGTTGGCACGAATACGGGGAACTGGTATTCGATCCAGCGCTCGGCGTGGCCCGGCAAGTACATCACGCCGACCATCCCGGTGAACGGCGCGCTGACGCCGCAGGTGGTGCGTGCGATCCAGTCGCTGAACGAGCTCTCGCTTGGCGATGAGTCGACGGAGGGCGAGATCATCGCGCACTGCAACGTCTCGGAGCGCGACGCGTGGGAGCAGAATGCACTTCTTGTGCAGCACATCGACATGGCCAACCTGAAGGGCGACCAGTCCGTCGACATGCTGAAAAAGAAGGCGGCGACGCAGATCGCGGGACGCGACATGCTCGTGAATCCTCGTGCGCTGCCTGGCTACATCGACTTCCTGAAGCTGGAGAATTGCGAACGCGTCGAGACCAAGCCCGTCGACTTCTACGACGTGGCCGGCCAGACGCTGTTCCCGATCTACGGCCAGTCGGGCGGTCTCGCTTCCGGCCTGGTGTTCTACATCGTGTGGGAGGGCAACGCGGTCTTCAACCAGCCGCGGCAGAACGCCTTCCTGAGCGGCATCACCATTCCCAAGGGCCTCTTCGGCCACTAGCACTTCGTGCCGTCCTGGATGCTTCGCGTGGTTTCGCGCGGAGTCTCCGGGGCGGCATTGCTGGTTCCCCAACTTTATTCCTCTGAGGCAATTCCCGTGATATCCGTAGCCGACGCAGTTGTTCCCGAGCCGCAGCATTTTCCGCGCGATATGGCGCGTTTTGGCCTCAACCCTTACGGCAAGCCGATCTTCCGGATCGTGTTTGCGCCGAGCGTGCGCAAGCTGGTGGGCGGGGCATTCGCGGATGGCTTTGTGGGCTACAAATCGCGCCCGATGTATCGCGGCCTGGGCAACAAGTGGGTCGTTGAGAAGTGGATCAGCGCCTATGCGCACACGAAGATGACCCCGGAGCAGTACGAGCAGACGTACCGGGATCCGTACACGGGACTGGTGCTGACGGGGCCGTATCCGGACCAGGGCGCCTACAACTGGTGCCACACGTTCGATGGCTGCGACCCGGTGAACGAAAACATCGACCAGCTGATCGGGTTGCTGAAGAAGGCCGAGTTGAACGATGTGCGCGATAACCAGCGCGCCATGCTCGACTCGATGGCGAAGGAGGATGCCTGGGACAATGCACAACGCTACGACCAGGCGAAAGAGCTCCTGCCCGTCGCCGGCATTCGGGCGGCGAACATCGGCGGGATGGTGAAGAAGACGAAGTCGGCGCCGCTGATGAAGTCGGCGAACGAGCTGGGGCTGCCTACGAGCGGCTTCAGCGTGTTGGACAGCGGAAGGCCGAAGGGCAAGATCGAGATCGTGTCTCGCTAGGTTTGAAGAATGTCAAGGTTTTTGAGAGAGGGAATTGAATGCCATATAACGGATCGGTAACGGCGCAGCAGGCTGCAGAGGCGCGCAGGGCGAAGCTAAGCATCCCGAACAAGCGGCGCGTGCCAGACATGCTGGGCCTGATTCAGACGCTGAAGGACTCGAAGAAGTATCGGATTTTCAACGTGGGGCCCTGGGCTCACATTGTGCCTACCGGCTCGACGGGAACGTTCTTTATTCCGCCGTGTCCAACCGAGAAAGAATGCCTGGACCAGGGCATCGAATACAAGCCCTACGTCGAGATGACGCGGCCGATCGACGCGATCATGGATGAGCTGATTGTGAAGAGCGAGGCCGAGATGGACCGGCTGATGGACGACGGCCGCCAGTTCGCGCTGGAGATCGTGGGCGAGGGCCGCGGGCGGAATCCGGCGTATTCGCTGCGGCATTACGGAGTGTTCCTGGCCGAGGGCGAGACGCCGACTGCGAAGGAGCTGGCCGACGCGAACCGGGCGTTGCGCGATCGCTGCAGCGAGATCGTGGCGGAGATCCGCTCGATCTTCGCCACGGACCAGAAGCTTTTCCGCCAGGTGGTGACGCCCAAGGTGCACTACGTGGCCGCGTGGGTGCTGAACCTGATGAGCGAGAAGTGGATGACGGACTCGACACCAAGCGGCCAGGTCAAATGCAAGATGTGCGGCCGGATGAGCGATGCCGACGTGGCGATGTGCGAGGGCGGCCACATCATCAACCCCGAGAAGTACCAGGAGTATGTCGCGGAGCAGGAGGCGATGCTCGAAGCCGGTTCCGCGGGCGTGGCGAAGCCGAAGGGCAAGAAATAGGTGGCGATCGGGCCGGCATCCCCGGTAGGGCCAGCCCCTCCGTACGACACCTTCGAAAGCGTCCTGAACCTGACGCGCGTGCGCATCAACGATGCGATCGTGAGCCTGGGCGGCGAGGTGCTGACGGATAACCAGCCGTTCACGCAGGAGATGGCGTGGGCTGGCTGGCGGGCGCTGCAGGGCTTCCTGGCGAACACGGGAATGCGGCGGTTTCGTAAGCGCTGCATCCTGACTGGGTTTCCGGTGGTGGGAAACCTGGATCCGTCGAGTGAGACACTGCTGAACTGGACGTTCTTCTACGACGGGCAGAGCTACTTCTACCCGCCGCAGTACCTGGTGCTGCCGCAGGACTTCATCCTGCCGCTCGAAGTGCGGGAGCGGGTAGCGGGTTCCAACCGGCCGTTCCTGCCGATGGCAATGGCCGTGGATGGCCGGCTGCAGCAGGGGCGAAAGCGTCCGTTCAACAGCGAGTGGAACTGGAGTGACGACGGGCTGTATATGCCGGGATCGACGAACCAGATGGATCTGGAGATCTGGTACGCGAGCTATCTGCCGGATCCGGTGACCATGGGGGACGTTCCCTGGTACCAGCAGCCGGTGCCGATCATGCGGGCGAAGAACGCGCTGGCGAACTATATTGCGGCGGAGTTTGCAGCACCGCGCGGCGATATGGACGCCGCCACGTTCATCGATGCGGCCGAGAAGGATGCAACGCTGATCTTCAACGTGGAAGTGAGCATGAAGCAGCGTGTCAACGTGTCGCGCAAGGGGTTCAGCGGCCGGCATCGCGGTGCGGGCCGCAGCTGCCGGTATTAGCCCGAAATAAACGGATTAATAGGAGAATACGATGTCAGCAACAGCTAAGCTTTTGACCGGCCTGCCGGTAAACGACTCCACCGATGCCACGCAGATCGTGCGCGGCACGATTGCTCTGACGGGCAACTACGGCGGCGGGGCGACGCACGGCGACGTGCTGAACCTGGCGCTCTATGGCGTGCAGTCGAACTATCCGCCGGTGCGGGTCTTTATCTACGAGCAGCCGGCTGCGGGTTCGGCGCCGACGGGCTACCAGTACGAGTATGCGGTGGGGACGAACCCTTCGAACGGGCAGCTGGTGGTGCTGGGGAGCGGGGCGTCGGCCGGAGCTCCACTGCAGGAGTACACGCAGGGTTCGGCCTACAGTGCCGGGCTGTTGGCGGCCACGCTCTACTTCGAAGCGCTCTTCCTGCTGGGGAGCTAGCACTTGGCGAACAATCCGAACGGGGCGGCGGAATGCTCCGTTGAGGTGTTCGGGAGCTGGGTGACGGAGACCGCGCCGGAGAACCTGCCGGTGGGCGTGTCTCCGGACTGCCCGGACAACGTGTTTGCGCCAGGCAACGTCGGGACCAGGCCTGCGTTCCAGAAGATCTTCGACCCACCGCTCGAGGCGGGCGCGACGATCAACTACGGGAAGAGCTTCGTCACGGATTCAGGCGACATCAAGAACCTCTACCTGAGTTCGACTGGCAGGTTCTACGTGGAGGACGTGACGGGCGCGCCCGGCGTGGCGACGCTGCTGTTCTCGACGACGCCGAATACCTGCGCGAAATCGATCACGGCGTTCGGACGCGAGTTCATCGCGATCTCGGACGGGCTGCATGGGCAGGAAGTGCCGCTGCAATTCGACGGGACGAACGTCGATCGCGTGACGCAGGATGGGCCGGGCGCGCCGCCCATGGTGGCCAATGTGAGCTATCCGGCTGTGGCGCTGGCGGTGAGCGGCTCTGGCACGACCTATACCGTGGTCTCGTCGACGCCCGGCCGGCCTCTGCTTGGTATCTACCGGCAGCTTGTGGTGGTGTTCACCGTGCTGCCGCCGGTGGCGATGGGCGATCAGATGATTCTCTCCGGATCGTCGCTTCCTGCGCTGAACGGCACCTACACGGTGAACTTCGTGAACGTCGCGGGCAGCTATGTCAGTTTCGCATTCTTCTCGCCGAATCCAGCTGCGGGAACGGGCGGTTCGGGCGTGGTATATCCAGGCGGCGGGTTGTCGCTTTCGCGATCGAATAACACCGTCAGCGGACAGACCACGGCGCCGCACAACCTGCAGATCGGGTACCAGGCGCTGGTCGCGGGGGTGGCGGCGACGCAGGTAGGCGGCGGGGTTGCGTCGATTGTTATCAACAACGAAGACAATCCGGGCATCGCGACGATCACGACGGCCGCGCCGCATGGCCTGCTGCCGAATAACGAGGTGGTGATCGACGGGGTGCCGACGGCCGCGGTGGGCGGCGGCATCGCGAGCTCGCAGACCTTCGGCACAATCACGACGATCGTGACGAATACCGCGCACGGGCTAAATCCGGGGAGTGTGGTGAACATCCTGGGATCGGGGACCTCGCCGCATTATGGCGATGGCCAGTGGACGGTGCTGACGGTGCCGAACGCCACCACCTTCACCTACCAGATCGGCGTGCAGGAGACGACGGATGCGCCGGTTGCCGGGGGCACGGTGAGCCTGGTGTGGCCATCGGCGTCGACCAACGACCTTTACAACACGTTTGAGGTGATCCAGTCGCCATCGGCAACGTCGTTTCAGGTGGCGATCACCTATCCGGATGGAACCTGGGGCTCCGGCGGCACGGTGAGCTTTGCCTGGGATGGCACGTTCTACGTGACCGCAGTGCCGAGCCCGACGGCGTTCGAGTATCAGCAGTACGGGCCGGACGCGACGACGGGATCGACGGGGACGATCACACCGTTCGGCCAGGTGGCACCTGGCCTGCATCAACTGCAGATGTCGTTTCTGACGCGTCAGGGCGCAATTACGAAGCCCTCGCCGCCGGTAACCTTCGAGGCGAACGGCGGGCAGTACCTGGCGCTGACGAACGTGGCCACGGGGCCGCCCAATATCGTCGGCCGGATCTTCGAGCTGACGGGCGCACTGGGTTCGCGCTTCTTCTACATCCCGGTGCCGGCGCAGGTGAACGGGCTGGTTGTGTCGACGTCGACGGTGCTGAATGACAACACGTCGACGAGCGCGATCCTGGACTTCAGCGACAATACGCTGTTCGCGGCGCTGGGCACGAGCATTCCAGGCAACAACCTGGCGGCGCAGATCGTGCTGGATGGCGCGCTCTTCTTCCTGACGGACGATGAACGCCTGGGAACCGCCGGCCAGCGCAACCGGCTGCAGACCATGCTGAACATGGGCTTCGATGGGGGTGTGCTGCCATCGGCGCCGACGGTGCCTTCCGGATGGACGGCGACGGGTGTGGGCGGCGCGGTGGTCGCTGGGCGCTTCAATGGCTGGGCCTGGCAGATTACGACCGCAACGGGCCCCGGCCAGCTAAGCCAGAGCTTTTACCAGGACTGCTATGGCGCGCCGATCGGGACGGCGAACACGCTCTACACCATTCGGTATTACCTGACCGGCAACGGCACCTTTCGAGTGACGCTCTCGAGCGCGTCGACGGGCTTTTCGTCGGCCGCCACGATCGCTGTGTCCGGGGCCGGCTGGTACGAGGCGACGTTCAGCGCGGCGACTCCGGCGACGATTCCGATCGACATGCTGTACACGCTGCAGGGAACGTCCGGCACGATCGTGGTGGACGAGGGAAGCTGCATCTACGAGGCGACGCCTTACCTGGAGACGCTGCTGTTCGACAGCTACGTGAATAACCCGGAGGGGTTCGATGGGCTGAGCGGGAAGTATGGGCCGACGAACGACGTGCGCAAGGTGATGGCGGCCGCATTTGTGCGCGGAACGCTATGCCTGTGGACGCGGGAGCCGAGCGGCCGGCTGCACGAGGTGATCGACAACGGCACCACGGAACCGGCGGGGTGGGCTGTGAACGAGCTGGCCGCGAACTGCGGGATTCTTTCGGCGTTCGCGTTGACGCAGGCGCAGGCGGATGATGGGTCGGCCTCGGGCGGCGAGGAGTGGGCCTGCTGGTCGAGCGAGTCGGGCGCGCGGATCTTCGGGGGCGGCGACCAGTGGAAGATCTCGCAGGAGATCCAACCGAACTGGAACGATCCGGGATCCACGAATCCGCTGCAGATCAACATGGCCGCGGCGTTGACGGCGTGGACGCTGAACGATCCGGTCGCGCGCGTGGTGTACTTTGGGCTGCCGATCGGTCCGGGTGCGACGGCGCCGACGATGGTGTACCCAATGAACTATCGGGAGCTGGACCGGGCGGAGACGATCGCGAGCTCGCCGCCGTTTCATCCTTCGCTCGCCGGCAAACTGGTGGCGACGGATAACACGCGGAAGTGGTGCTATTGGCAGCGGCAGTTCATGGGGGCCGCGCGAATGTATCGCGACGCGAACGAGTTGACGACGTGCTTCTTTGCGGGGCTGCTGCCGGACGGGGAAGCGTCGGGCTACGGGAATGTTTACCTGCTGAATCCGGCGATGAGCACGGACGACGATTATGGGCAGATCGGTAGCTACTACGTCACGTGCGCGCTGCCGACGCATGACCAGGAGGAAGGTCTGCAGCTTGGCTCGCAGAAGAAGATCCTGGCGGCGATGGCGGCCAGCTTTACCTGCGTGGGCAACGTGGTGTTCACGTTCTTCCGCAACCAGTATGTCGCCGGGCTGCCGTACCAGTGGCCGATCACGTTTACGCGGCCGAGCTGCACGTACTTCGACATGGAGATGGGCGGCGGCAATCCGGAGGCGAACCGCATGTTTATCAAGATGCAACCGGTGCCGCTGGCAGGGGGGACGGACTGCCGGTACCAGCTCGAGCGGCTGATCCCGTGGTTCCGGAAGGCGAAGATCCCGTCGCGAGGCTCCGCGCGTTGAACCAGGTGGAGAAGTATCTGGCGGAGATCCGTTCGATTCCGCGCATCGGGGTGCAGCTCTACCAGACGCTGCGAGCCATGCAGACGCAAACGCAGAACATCGCGCAACAGACCAACGCGGACCCGCAGGGTCAGCCGCAGGCGCCGCCGCCGCTCTCGGCGATCACGGTGACGCCGACGGCTTCGGGGCACCACATCTCGGTGACGCATCCGGGCGAGTTTTACCGAGGAATCGAGTATCACGCGGAGTACAGCACGAACAGCCACTTCACGAACGCGTTTCCGGTGTACATGGGGCCCGCGCGCGAGCACGACGTGGCGACGGGGGCGAAGACGCTGTTCTTCCGGGCGTTTGCGCAGTACCCGACCGGATCTCCGGGGGCGCCGGTGTACCACGGCGGGGCGACGCCGATCGCGGTGACGGGCGGCGTGGAGACAGCGCTTGGCAGCTCGCAGGGCAGCGGGACGGGGCGGCCAGGTGAGGGTCTGAGCGGGCATGGAATTGTGGCGTTCCGCTCGCTGACGGGCGCGCCGCCGGTGAGGAAGGCGCTTGCATAGACGGAAGTTCGAGAAGCGCGACGTCGAGGTGCTGCAAGCGATCTACGACGGCCTGGACTACCAGTTCGACGGCGGCTTTCCGGATTTCCTTTCGGAGGAGTGGTTGAGCGTCGACGTGGTGGTCGACGCGACGGATTGTCCGTTCGCGGTGTGCGGGGCGAAGCGAGCGGTGGAGATGGTGATGGTGTGCGACCCGCGGCGGCCGGTGATGGTGCGGCTGCGCGGGATTGCGTTGCTGCATGAGGGGATGCGGGCTGTGCTTCGGTTTCTGGGTTATCGCGAGGCGAGCGCGTTCATTCCCCCGCAGATTGAAAAGACACATGGGCGAACGATGGAGCGGCGCTTTGGGTGGCTGCCGGCTTGGAAGGGTTATCGGGTGACGTAGGGATGCCAAAGGGTGTAGCAGGGGACGCACTGGGGAACTCCGGGACGGCGGCGGCGCAGTCGTCGACGCTGGCCGGGAATGCCGCGAATCTGTACGGATCGCTTTCGCCGGAGCTGGCGGCCGAGGCGTCGCACCCGGCGGGATACTCGCCAACAGATCTGGCGGCGATGACCACGGCAGGCTTACAGACGGCCGGCGGCGGCCAGTCGGGTGCTGTAGGGCAGGGCGCGCTGTATGCCTCGCGGACGAAGAATGCCGGCACAGCCGACGCGGCGATCGCGCAGAGCGCACGCCAGGCGGGACAGCAGGCGAGCGACGTTGCGGTAGGCACGCAGGTGCGCAACGCCGGACTGAAACAGCAACAGCAGCAGGAGGGTCTGAGCGGGGAAGAGGGGCTGTACGGCACGACGCTGGGGGCGAGCAACCAGGCGCTGGGGCTGAGCAACCAGGCGTTGGGCGTCGCAAACGAGGCGGACGCGAATAACCCCTGGTTGAAGATCCTGCAGACGGGCATGGGCGCAGCCGGCACAGCAGCCAGCGGCGGTGCGTTTGGGAAGCTGGGCTAATGGCGATGACGAATCCACTCCTGGACGAGATCAACGGGCTTTCGCCCGATGCGAAGAGTGCGCTGCTGCAGGCGCACAGCGCGAGCCAGAATGCGCCGGCGCAATTACCGGTGCAGGGAGCTGGGCCGGGGGCTCCGATGACGCCGCCGCCGGCAGCTCCACGCGCCTCGCTGGTACCGCCGAAGCAGCCGGAGCCGACTGCGCCGTCGACCGGGTTGCTGACGCACCCGATGGCTCCTGCGCCTTCCCTGGCTGGGCAGGAGGTGATGACTCCTCCGGCACCGCCGAGCGTGATGGGCATGCCCTGGGCGCGCGGGACGCTGCAGGGGGATAAGAACGAAGAGAATCGGCTTATCAAGACTGGCAGCGGGATCTCGCAGATCGCCGGCAAGGTGGAGGGCGCGATGCCGAACCATCCGTTGCTGGGGAAGATTCTTGGCGGCGGCGCGCAGGCCCTGGCGACGCTGGGTGATGTGGGGCTGAGCTCGGTGGCGCCGATCGCGGCGACTCTGCTTCCGGGGACGACGTATCATCACGCGCTGCTGGTGAAGCAGGCCGCCGGAACCGTGGACCAGGACGAGGCGAATGCGGAGAAGCAAGCACAGACAAAGAATCTGGAGCTGACGCCGCAGCTGCGGCAGGCGCAGGCGGCGCTCGCCCAGGAGAAGCAGAACGAGGTGGAGAGCAACCACCAGGCGACGCAGCAGAACAACCAGGACAAGTACCGCGCCAACCTGGCGGCGCACGGCTATGCTCCGGACGAGACGGACGCGACGGGCCAGAAACTGCGGCCGTTGCGCTATGACGAGATGTCGGAGAGCCAGCAGGCGGTGCACGATCTGAAGTCTTCGCAGGACGAGCTCGCGCAGGCGACGACGGAGCTGCGAAAGCTGCAGGCCGATCCGAACAGCCCGCAGTACAGGCTGGCGGCACAGCGGATCGAGGTGGCGCGGCAGAATGCGCAGACGGCGGCCGGGCGCCTGGGGCTGAGCACACAGGAGTTCGGATTCAACCAGGAGAAGTTTTTCAATCCGCAGCCGACGGCAGCGGAGCGGGGCAAGGGAGATCTCGCGCAGAGCGCCCTCGATCGCGTGGCGGAGATGCGGAAGATCGTCAAGAACCATCCCGAGTACTTCGGGCCGGTGGCGGGGCGACAGCAGAACGCGGAGGCGTGGCTGGGATCGTCCGATCCGGATGCGGTGACGTACAACACGGCGGCGCAATACCTGGCGGATCACAGCGCCGGCGTGTTTGGCGGACGCGGCCAGTACATTACCCAGGCGCTGCACGGCATCACCGATCCGAAGTACACGCCGGAGGGCTTGAACGCCGCGCTGGACGAGGCGGAGCGGGCCGCGCAGGGCTTCGCGAAGGCCGGGACGGTGCACGGCAAGGGAACGCAGGGAGCTGCGGCCGCAGTGGCAGGCGACGGAAGAGGGAATCCGGCGGGCCCTCCAAAGGCCGGTGATGTCGTCGACGGATACCGCTTCAAGGGTGGCAATCCAGCAGACCAGAAGAACTGGGAGAAACAGTAATGCCTGGACCTTGGGAGAAGTACCAGAATCAGCCGGTGGCCGCTCCCGGCGCGGTGCAGCCTTCGGACGTGCAGCAGAACGGCGGCGCGCCCTGGCAGAAGTACCAGAGCGCGCCGGCCGCAGCTCTTCATCCTGCAGGTCTGCCTCCGGGGACTGACCTGCCCGGGATCCCGAAGGTGGATACGAGCTATGTGAAGCCAACGATCTTCGGGAAGGATGCGTTGCCGGCGGGAACGAGCCGTCTGCAGTACGCATTGCGCGAGGTTCCGAGCGATGGCTCGGACACCGGCGGCTCCAGGACGGCGGCGGCAGTGCAGAATTTTGGGTCGCACGCCGGTGCTGCAACGTTGCAGCCGTTTCTGCACCCGATCGACACGGTGAAGGGGATGGGACGCCTGGCGGTCGACATTACGCCGCCGGCGATGCTGTACCACAAGCTGACCGGGACGAAGGATGTCCTGGACGAGATGGCCGACGGGGTCAAGAACGATTTCCAACAGAATGGGGCCGGCGCAGCGATACCGCACTTACTCGGGGACCTGGGCGGCAATCTACTCGGCGGCGAGCTGATGGGCGGGGCACTGCGGGGTGCGGGCAAGGTACCAGTCGCCGCAAAGAGTTTGCTGGCAGGCGATGTGAACGCTCCGATTCCCGGCGCGGACGGTATGACGCCGGCGGGGCGGTATCAGGCTGCGAAGCGGCTGGGAGTGAGCCCGAATGCTGCCGAGGCAACCAATAGCGCGCCGCTCAATGCGCTACGGCACTGGAATGAGGGAAGCGCGGCCGGCTCGGGCGTTTATGCCGACGCGAAGGGTGCGAACCTGCGTGCGCTGACGCGCGCCAAGGACGAACTCACGCAGGCACAATCGCCGCTTGATACGGAGACCGGCGGCAGTCTGATCCAGTCGAAGCTGAAGCAGCCGTTCCTTGATCTGCAGGACCGCGCAAACGGCCTGGTTGAAAGCATGTCCCCGCATACCGGCGAGGCCGCGAGAGTCCGTCAGCAGGCGCTGCTCGGTGAAAATCAGGCCAAGTTGCATGAAACGGGCGGCGAGCAGGAACAGGCGATTCGAGAGGCGTATGGCGACCAGCCTATCAAGAGCCTGGATCCGATGCGTGGCACAGCGCGTACGATCCTGCGGCAGAATCAGCCCGTCGACACGCTGATTCCTCACCTCGCGCAGAAACAGACGAAAGGGATTTTGCAGGACATCGCCAATATCGGGGTGGAGCAGAAGCCAAAGACGAGCGCTTTCTCGCTTCTCGACAGCGCGGCGAACCCAGACCGACCGGCAGCGAATGGGACTGCCCCGCAGCGGCCGACAGTGGGAAACCTGCTTGATATGCGTTCGAGGCTGCTGGACGTCAATGCGAACAACCCGGAGCTGGTGAAGGGTGCCGCTGCCGCCGATATCGATCGGCAGATCCAGGCGACGCACGAGGGAATCGCAAGGTCGCTTCCGCCGAAGGGCAACGAGGCCTGGCTGAAGGCAAACGATATCTGGCGCGACATGAAGGAGACCTACGACGACCCGTCGAGCCCGTACTACCATGCGGTGCGAGGGAAGTCGCCGGATGCGTTGACCCAGGGCATCGGGGGCACATCGCCTGAGGCGGTGCGGGAGATGGGCAAACGTGTCGGCGATGAAGGGCTGGGGATCGTGCGCCGCGGAGTCGCGGAGAGGCTGCTGGGACGCGATGAGACGGGGGAGTACAAGCTCGACGGCTTCGGCGGCCGTCTGGAGAAGATGCCTGAGGAAAATCGTAATTCGCTCTTCGGTTCGGCACACGCCCCGATGCGCGACATCGCCTCGGCTTACCGGGATATCGAGCCGTTCCGTGCGGCGGCATATGACAAGGCTCCGGAGACGCTGGTGCAGGGAGTTGGGCCACAAACGGGAAGCGCATTTCGGGATCTCGCGCAGCGGATCGGCCCGGAGGGCGTGGGTGCGATCCAGAAGGGAACTACGGAAAAGCTGCTCAGCGACAACAAGAATGGCGAACCGAATTTTCCGGCGTTTGGCAGCAAATTGAATAAGCTGCCCGAGGACTACCGGGGCGCGCTGTTCGGCGAGTCTCCGGGTGGGCCGGGCAAGCTGAACGGGATCGCGAACGTTTCGAACATGCTGGATTACAACGAAAATCGAAGCGGAACGGCGCCGAAGGCTCAGAAGATCCGGGAGATGGCGAAAGCGTTCGGGGCGCCCGCAGTAGCGACAGGTGCAATCGTCGCCCATGAGCCAGTGGCCGCAGTCGGAGCCATGCTCGCGCCGCCTGCTTATAACCTGATGCAGTACGGCGCGGCCAGGCTGATGAACTCACCGCGGTTCGTGGATTGGCTGATGACGCAGAAGCCTGCTTCAGAGCCGGTTCTAACCAAGCCCGGTCGCGGCGCTTTGTTTATGGGCGCGGCTTCGCCGCCAGGCAAAGAACGCCGGCAGTAGTCACTGCGCCTCAACGATGACGTAGTCGGGAAATGTCTAGGTTTTTAGCGGGCCGTCCTTCGGGGCGGCCTTTGTGTTTCTGGAGGGGTCTGGATGAAGGTACTCGGGTTCTTTTTGCGGATGCTGGTGTTGCTGCTGCCGGTGGCGGCGCTGGGTCAGAATTATCGCTTTGACTATATCGCGACGACGACGGCAGGGCAGGGCTTTTCGGTGCCGCTGCTGGCCATTCCCGGCGCAGGCGTGACGTTCTACAGCTGCTCGGGCGCGAGCTGCTCAACGCTGGCGACGACGTATAACTCGGCGACGTCGACGACGGCGTGCCCGACGAATGCGCAGGTGGTGCTGCAGATGACGGCGAGCTGCGCGTCGACGGCGGACTTCCAGGGCAATTTCGGAGCATGGTTCCTGCCCGGGCAGTATGCGTACACGCTGAAGGTGGGGGTTCAGAGCTTCGGCCCCTATAACTTCTCGATAGCCGGGGGCAGCGGCGGAAGCGGCCCGACGCTCCAGACGAACGGCGTGCCGAATGGTTCGCAGACGCTGTTGAATCTGGTACAGGGAAACGGTATCCAGCTGGTGAACTCTGGCGGCATGGTAACGGTGAACCAGGCTCCACTGTTTGCGATCTCGACCTTTACCTGCGCGGTGTGCGGGACGGTGGAAGCGGGCGCGGTGACGAGCTCGCCGGCAACCTTCACGGCGGCGTATACCTCGACGCCAGCGAGCGCGACGATCGGCGATGGGACGAACACCACGACGCTGAGCACGCCGTTCACCTCGGGCAGCCTGGCGCACACCTACTGCACCGCAGGGCAGGGCGTTACGAGCTTCACCTTCACCCTGACGGCCGTGGGACCGACGACGCAGACGGCGACGCAGGGGCTGGGGTGCGCAGCGCGGACGTTTGCGGGCGCCGGGACGGCCGGCGCGACGGCGGCGACGTCCTCGGGCACCAACGCGGTGCTCGCGGGCGCTACGGGCACGCTGACGAGCGGGGGCCTGGGCAACCAGGGGAGCTACACCTGCACGGCGAGCTCGCAGAAGTGTTATGTGCTGCTGGCCGGCGGATCGCACACGTTTACGAGTGGTGGTTTCGCCTTCCCGATGAACGCGCCGACGGCGGTGGCGTTTGTGAACCAGAACGGTGCGACGACGTCGCTGTACCTGTACGAAAGCACGAACGTGCTGAGCGGGACGTTTCCCCTGGTGGTGGCGAGCTTCCTGTTCTTTCCGTTTCTGCGCCGGCGTAAAGTGCGCCTGGCGTCGCTGCTGCTGCTGGCGTCGCCAGCGATGGCGCAGGTGCAGCTGGGCGGTCCTCTGTATGTGCCGAGCCCAGGAAATAGTTCGCTGGGCAACACGACGGTGACCATGACGAACGCGACCTGCACGGTACTGACGGCGACGGGCTGCACGGTGACGGCGAACTCGGCAGCGGCTGCGCCGTGGTACCGGAATCAGAATATCGTCGGCACGCTGAGTGCTCCGCAGTCGCTTGTATATCCGCTGGGCGGCGATTACGTCATCAACAACACGACGGCGCAGACGGTGAACGCCGGCGGGGCGACGGGCGCGACGGTTGCGGTGGCGGCGGGGACGAAGGTTGAGATCAGCGCGACGGCGGATGGGACTGGTTATACGCAACTGGGTGTGGCGGGATCGGTGACGGCCTCGGCCATCGCGGCGGCGATCCAGACACAGACGGGATGCAACACGGCGGGGTTTGTGTGGCAACCGCAGAGCAATACGTGCGTGGCGCAGAGCGGCGGCGGGGGATTGCCGGGTGCGCCGTCAACGCTGATCGGGAACGTGCTGGCGACACAGCCGATGTTCGAGTTGTCTGCGGTGCCTCGGCCTGCGCTTCAGACCTGGCTCGCGTCGTTGCATAACTGCGCAGCCGCTCCCTGCAACATCGTGGTTGCGGAGGACTCGTATTCACGCTACGACCAGCACAACTCCAGCGATGGGCCTGCGCTGGGGTTTCGCTGGCCTGACCTGCTTTACAAGGCACTCGTGGCGCGTTACGGGTCCAATGGAACGGGACTGGTTCCGGTGGTGATGATCTCTCAGGCGTCGCCTGCGACTGCGGACAGCGACTACTGGACCATCAGCGGCACACACGACACGTCCGTCTCGTCACTTGGTCCGACGCAGAATTCGGGCGCAAACAACAGCCTGATGCACCTTGCGACGGGTGCGGTGGCAACGTTCAGCAGCACGAGCCTCAACATCCCGTTCGACACCTTCCACCTCTACTACGCGACCAGCGGTTCGTCGGGTGGATGCGTGTTGCAGGCGGATGGGACGACCTCGCTCGGGACGGCGAACTCGACATCCGGTGCGGTCGCTGGTGCGGTGAATGGAGGTTACACGGCGCGGCGTTTCGATGCGGGGACAACCCTGCCGCTGAACACGCATAGCGTGACGGTCACGGCGTCGGGAGACTGCTACATCTACGGCGCGCAGGGGACGGCGGGAAGTGTCGGGGTTAGCGTGAGCAACGTGGCGCTCGGTGCGGCCTACGCGCAGAGCTTTGGGTCAGCGCCAACGACGGAGAATGCCTTCACCGATATCCTCGTCAACGGCACGCAGGGCGTCATCTTCATGGGTGAGGCAAATGAGGTGGACAACTCGGTTGGCACGACCAACTACACCACCTGGGTCACGGCGTTCATCGCCCATGAGCAGGCGCTGTCCACGAACAACCCGCCTTCGGTGCTGTTTGCGCTGGGGCCGGTGAACAGTACGGCCTCGGCAGCGTCCTTCGCCCCGTACACGGCTGCGTTTGTGACCATGTGCGGCACCCTCAACATTGCCTGCACCAACGTGCAGGACCGGTGGGGAGCGACGTACAACGCCTCTTCGGGCTACTGGGCGACCGGCGTTCACTTCAACACAAATGGGTCGCAGGACATTCATTCGATGGTGTTCTCGCAGTTCGCCGACTCTATCGCTGCGCAGACGCCAGTGGCCACGACGCTTCCTTGTCCGAACTCGACATCCACAATCGACCAGAACTGCAACATAAACCCGCTGAACGTGGTCCCGTCTGGTGGAGCGTGCGCTCCCGGCCTCAACTACTACGGCGTCGCGACATACAGCTCTGGCGTGCAGTTGTGCGACTTCAACGGGTCGGGCAGCGTTCCGACCCCGCCTGCTTACAATAATTCTCCGTTCTGGATGACGCACACCATTTCCGACGCCAACGGCGGCGAGTGCTACCTCGTCTACCACGGTGGCTCCGCGTCCTTCGCCAGCACGAACAACGCAACGGGATACCACTGCCTGCCGGTGAATCCCGGCATCTTCGACCTGGTTGTGACGACGGGCGTTCGTCCCACCCTCACGCAAGGCATTAGCTTTGGAAACAACCTTTGCGGACTTGGGACGAGCGGCAAGATAGACGGCTGCGACTACAGCGTTTATGACAACGGTTCAAACGCTATGGGATTATCGGCGGGTCCGGGTTTCAGCGCGGACGTTTGGACGACCTCGGCGGGAGCGACGATAGGCTTCGGCCTCTATAACTACGCCCATACCTCCTTCACGCAATGGTTGGGAGTCTCGGCGGCGGGCCTGGCCAACGGCACGAGTGGACCTCTGTCGATGAACTCGCAGAAGGTTACGGGCATGGCGAACGGTACAGCCTCAACCGACGCTGTTGCGTTCGGGCAACTGAGCGGATATGCGCCGCTTTTCTCCCCCCACAACTTCGTATCGCGGGAGCGGACTGGGGCAACCACCGCAACAACCCTGGCGACGACCGGCAATCCGTCTCTCTGGCAGGTGAGTGCAAACGTAACCTGCGATACGGCGGTCTCAGCGGCCACGGTTACGCTGTCGATCACCTACACGGACCCGAGTGGCACGACGCAGACGATCACGCCCACGGCGGCGGCGTGCACGACTTTGGGTGCAGCGAGCGTGGCGTCGGTCACCCAGAGTATCAACGTGGCGGCGACCTCGAATATTCAGGTAGCGGCTGCAATCGCAGGCAGCCCGGTCTACGACATCGCGGCGGTCGCCACGCAGTTGACGAACAACTAGTTCTTCTTTTTGGTGCGGGTTTTCAGTAGAGGGATGGGGTGGGGCCATGGGTGCAGTTGAGAAGGTAGAGAAGATGTATGTGGATCTGTACATCGGAGATGGCGCGGACAATCCGCCGGTGACGATTCGGCTCGATCGGCTGGAACGGTGGGCGAAGGATATCCGCGCCATGCGGGCCATGATGATGGCGACGATGCTGACGGTGCTGGGCGCGATCGTGGTGGCGTTCGTGGGCCATGCGGCCGGCTGGAAGTTGTAACGGAGGAAGCAATGGACGCGATGTTTGTGACGATGGCGGCGGCCTGGAACCGGCTGCCGGCGAAGGTGCGCGGGTGGTTGCAGGGGTTGGAGGTGGCGGTGGCGATCGGGACGGTTTCGGCCGTGCTGGCGCTGCCGGCAGCGGACCTGACGACGCGCGCCGGAGTGCTGAAGTTTGCCGCCACGGTTTTGGGCGCGGCGGGTGTATGTGTACGGCTTTACCTGCGGAAATCGCCGCTGCAGGATCTGTTGGACTAACCAGGCGAGATGAGGCGAAGGAGACACGATGAAGAAGCGGATTTGGGGTAAGGTGGCGGGTATTGTCGCGGCGGTGGTGGTAGCGATCGGGCTGGCGGGTTGTGTTGAGCAGCAGACGGCCGCTGCGCTGCTGGCAGTGGCCGGCACGGCGGCCGCATCGTTTGAGACGTTTGAGGGCAAGACAGAGGCCGCGGCCACGCTGCAGACGGACTTCACGACGTTCTCCGGCCAGGTGGCGAACTGGAAGAGCGGTACGCCGACCGATGAGCTGGCCGAGGCCGGTGCGCTGGTGAAGTCGGATCTGAACCTGTTCCCGGTGAGCGCGAAGGCGCAGGGCCTGGTGGATCTGATCGTCGACACAGTCGATGCGGTGCTGGCGGCGTTTCCGGCGCCGACCGCGAGCGCAACCATCACCAAGGCGAACGTAACCCGCAGCGTGGCGCCTACGTGGACCAAGGCGCCGAAGAACGCGAACGAGTTCAAGAAGCAGTACAACACCCAGGCGAAGACGTTGGGCTATCCCACGATCTAGTACGATTGAGCCAGGATCGCGCGTCCTGGGCCTGGCTTGCTATGCCGCCTCATCCCTTCGGGGGTGGGGCGGCGTTTCTGCGTTTGGCGGACGGCCGGCTCTACGCGCGGCGATCTCACGGTCCATTCTTTCGATCTCGGATTGGATGTAGCGGGCGTCACGGGCCTCGTCGCTGAGTTCGGCCTGCCGCGGTTCGCAGCGCGCCTCGAAGGCGAGCGGATCGTCCTGGGCGGCCTTCGAGAGCAGGTAAAGCTGCAGCAACAGATCCTCGTAGGAGACATACTCGATCTCCAAACGGCCGGGCCGCAATCGGATCGACTGGGGCAGGGACGTCACGGGAACCTCATCCTGATCATGCGGGACAAAATGACGCATCTTCACTCGGCTGAGGTTCGCTTTGTCGCCGCGGAGCTCCTCGACGATTCGCGGAACACTTGGCGCCGTGGCAACGCTCTCCAGGAATGTCTGTAGCTTGTCCCGCTCTACCATGTGCGAGTTATTGATCGCAAGCCCGGCCAGCAGCTCAAGCAGCCGGCCGGCGGCGCGCGCCGAGATCCCGAACAGCACCTCAAGCTCCCTGCGCGTGTAACCGGACCTCTTGGAGTTCGACACCGATCGCCGGATGTCCGGAAGCCTGCTGATCCACGGAAACGGCCTAGCCATCGCGTCATCCTCCGGTTTGCAAAGTAAGGGTATTACGTCCAGGGCTAGCCGTAACTCGAAATTTGCGGGATTTTGCATAAAATCACTTCCCGGCTAAACTGGAGCTCCCGTGGCATCTCTGGCCTTCGTCCCCGCTCCCGACGCGCTCTCGTTCGGCCCCGCACTATCGGTGGCCGCCCGAACTGTTTTGAGGCAAACAAAGAGCGTACATACCCGGCGATCGTACGCAAAAGGCATCGACGCGCTAGACGATTTTGCCGACGGCCGCCAGCTCACCAGGTTGCTGCTGATCGACTGGCGCCTGGAGATGCATCGCAAAAACCTCTCCCCCGGCACCATCAACGTGCGATTCACCGGGGTTCGCCAACTGGTGAAGGAAGCTCGCCGGCAGAAAATGATCTCGGCCGACGAGGCGGCACAGCTGCTCGACGTGCAGGGGCTGCCCAACCACGGCATCAAGACAGGAACCTGGCTGACCACGCCGCAATGCAGGGAGCTGCTGGACGTATACTCCCGGACCACGCCGCGTGACCTGCGCAACTACTGCGTCATCGCCGTACTGCTGGGCACAGGGCTCCGGGAAGATGAGCTGAGGCGCCTGACCGTGGAGCATCTGGACATGGAAGGCGACCGATGGATCATCCGCAACCTACGCGGCAAGGGCGGTCGGACGCGGTCGGTGGCCCTGCCGCCGTTCGCGTTCGATGCGATCGCTACCTGGATGGCCGGATCGGGCATCCGTGAAGGTCGTCTGCTGCGGCGCCTGACCCTCGATCCGGAGGGATTGAGCAACGACACCATCATGGAGATTGTCAGGAGCGCGGCAAAGAAGATCGGCGTGCTGGACTTCACGCCGCATGATCTGCGCCGAACCTGCGCCAAGCTTTGCCGGCGAAGCGGTCAGGAGATCGAGCAAATTCAATTCATGCTGGGCCACGCCAGCTCGATGACGACGGACAGGTACCTGGGCGGCAAACAGGACCTGGTGAACGCGCCAAACGACTCGCTGAGGTTCTAGCCAGCAGCCCCACCACCCACCCCTACAATTTCCCCTACACCGCCCAGAAGAGACCCGCTGAAGTCTTCTAAGTTATTGAAAGTGTGGAGGCGCGGGTCGGGATCGAACCGACGCATAAAGGTTTTGCAGACCTCTCCCTTACCACTTGGGTACCGCGCCTCGGATAAAGCGGAATTGTGTGTGAAGTGTACCGCAGATGGGGGTTTGTTTGGAGCGGGAGACCGGGGTCGAACCGGCGACATCTTCCTTGGCAAGGAAGCACTCTACCACTGAGCTACTCCCGCTCGTACCTCTATGACTATATCGGTGTTGAGGCTTCAGGTCAACGTTTGCCGGGCATTAGGATCCTGGTCGCGCAGACTCAATACTCTGCCGGCACCGAGCTATGGAAGGGAATGGCGCGGCTGGCCAGATTGTTCGCACGCCGGCGCACCAGGTGCGGCGTCACCAGCATGATCAGCTCTGCGCGATCCGTATCCCTCGAGTTGTCGGACAGCGTCTCCGAGAAGCCCGGCAGCTCGCCCACACCAGCCAGGCCGTTGATGCTGGCCGCCTCTGACTTCGAGACATCCGAAAGCATGATCGCGGTCTGGCCGTCCTGCACCGTGATGTCGGAGACGAAGTTGCTGCTTGTCAGTACGGGAATGTTGTTCAGGCTCGCGCCCTGCAGCGCCTCGAGCTTCAGGTCGATGTGCAACTGGATGAGGTTCGAGCGCATTACGGTCGGTGTCGTCTTCAACGTGATGCCGAGATCTTCATACTGCACCTGCGGGACGGTCGCGCTGGAGCCGGCACC